GGACGCAACAGCGCCCACGCGACCAGCGCGGCGACGGCGAGGGTTACGAGGAGGTCACGCATCGGCTCCCTCCTCGACCACTTCTGCCGCACGCACGAGATACCACGCGCCCTTGCGGAGATCCTCGGCCGTCGCGCCCTTGAGGGACGCGCGCCAGGCGTACTTGATCGCCTGCCCCCGGCAGTACGCGACGAAAGCGTCGTCCCCGAGCGCAGAGCGGATCGCGTCGATGCACTCGACGCGCCCCTCGGTGTAGTGCGGCGGGTGGTTCACCATATCAGGCATCGGAGCCCTCCAACCCATACGGGTCACGCTCGCCTTCGGGCACCCCGAGCGCGTCCAGCGACGGCGCGGGCGTCGGCGTGCCCTGCACCACGCGCGCAGGCTCGCGGCCGGCGAACGCGGGGCGGGTGTCGTCGTAGTCCGACGGGAGCGTGCCGGAGCCGAGGCGGCGGGCGCTCGTCTCACGCGGCGGCGCGACCTCGAGCAGCTTGCCCTCGACCACTTCGGCCGACGCCTGCAGGTGGCCGATGCGCTCGGCCATCTGCGGGACGATCGTGACCAACTGCTTCCACGCGCGCCGGCGCGAGCGGGTGATCGCGGTCTTGACCGGCTCGGCATCGCCCACCGGATCGCGCTGACGCACGCCACCGCCGCACCAGTTGACGCCGACCACTTCGGCCCCGGTGCTGGTGATGCGGAAGCGGGTCACCGCCGCCGCCTTCGCGGCCTCGGGCACGCCGTACTTGATCCGCTCGCGCATCCGGCGGGTGTCCTCGGCCTTCGCCCACTCGTCGCCAGCGGCGGCGAGCTTCGTCAGCCGCTCGTCGGCTTGGATCAGGTCCGGCTCGCACGGCTGGATGATGCCCGCCGCGACGAGTTCGGCGCCGCGCTCGTCGTACAGTTCGGCCGTCAGGTAGATGCGCCCGCCGAGCACTTCGACGTGCCGGACGGGGTCGATGCCGTTCTCGCGGGCGTACTGCGCGACGGCGCGCACCTGGCCCTCGTTCAAGTCCTTGCCCCAGATCGTGCCGCGGATGGCGGCGACGATCGCGTTCTTCTGCTTGTTCTCTTCGACGCGAGCCTGAATCTCGGGCGGCAGCGCCGGCTTGGTCGTGGCGACCGTCGTCGGCTCGCTCATGCCGCCCTCCCGTCCGTCGGGATCGTCTCGAGCAGGGCCTCCCACACGTGCCGCAGCGCGTCCATGCGGGTCGCGCCGTACTCGCTCAGGTCGCGGCCGTCGAACCCCCGACACGCCGCCAGCCACGTGCGCCCGTTGGGCATGTCGAGGCGCACGACCTCGACGGAGTAGAGCTCCTGAAACAGCGCCAGCCACGCCCAGTCGCCGTGCGGGCGTGCCGCCAGCGACACGATCATCGGCGTGCGCGCGGCCAGTTCCGCGATCGTCGGCGACTCGACGGCCACCGTCGCCGCGCCGATCGTCTCGCGGATCGCCTGCTGCGTGTAGCGCAACGCCTCACGCCCCTCGTCCGTGATCTCGGCGCGGTAGTCCGTGCATGGCGCGCCCATCGGGCGCGGGAAGTCGATGGCGGCGCGCATCAGAACGGCGCTCCGGTGATGGAAAGGTCCTCGACCGAGGGCCGGTAGCCCGGCGACGGCACCAGCTCGGTCGCGATCGTCGCCTTCCCCGTCGTCACGACCGTGACGAACGGCACCGCCGTCGGCGCGGCCTTCGCCACCTTGTCGAACGCCTTCACGTCCAGCACTTCGTGCACCAGCTGCGGCATCGCCGTCTTCGCCCACGCCACCGCGTCGGCAGCCGCGTACTCGAGCGACACCGCCTCGCGGATCGCGACACCGTCGACGGGCTTCTTCTCGCCGGTCACGCGGTAGTGCGCCTCGGCGGCGGCGCGCAAGGCCGACTCGGCCTCGGCCACATGCTGGTGCGCCCGCTTCCGCGACTCGACGAGCCTGGCGTTCGCCGCCTCGAACTCGGCCAGCCGCTCAGCGTAGGTCGTGTCGTCCGCGTTGGCGGCGATCCGCGCCGCCCAGACCTTGTCCCGCAACAGCTCCAACGTCTCCGACATTGCTTGATCTCCATGCGGGGCGTATGATTCGGCGTCGGCGGTCGCCCCAATTCTCCCGCCGGCCACGCCCCGGGTGGTGGCTGCCACGCCGGGGCACCTCTTTGCCTACCGTCTGCGCCGCCAGAGCGCCCGCCACTCGCCGACCACGACCGGCAGGACGAGGCACAGGCCGAGCGCCAGAAGCGCGGTGCGGATCATTCGTCGTCGAGCCTCGCGTACTCCGCCTCGGCGCGACCGGCCCGCGTGCGGGCCACGAAGTGCGCCTTGAGGTCCGCCAGCAGCGCGAGCCAGCCCGCCTCGGCGTGCGCCATGGCGTAGGGCGGGGTCGCGTCGAGCGCCGCGTCGATGGCGTCCACCAGCGCCTCCTGCGGCCGCGCGTGCCCGATGCGGAGCCGGCGCACCGACGACGACTTCGGCCGCACCGGATCGGTGGCCGCGCGCACCAGCGCCAGCCGGCGCCCCCGTTCCCGATTGGGCGCGGACTGCTCCGTCCTCGGACTGCCAGACGGGGCCGCGACGGGCGTACCGTCCACCCATGAGAGCGCGCGCGCCACCAACGTCATGACGCCACCGGGAGGGAGGCCAGAATTGCCGCTCGGCGTTCTGCGGCCACTTGCTGGACCTGTCGGCGGTAAAGCACTCGGCGCCCCGCGACCTCGCGGGTCCGGATGCGGCCGGCCTTGGCCCACTCGTGCACCGTCTGGCGCGTGACGCCAATGAGCGTCGCGGCTTCGGTGAAGGTGCAGTAGGGTTCCTGTCGCTGTTCGCGCATTGTGGTATCGTTGGGTGGCCCGACACCGCGTCGGGCGGCTGACACCAAGATTCACACATGCCGACAGTTTGTCAAGTGTCGCCCGACAAAATGCGAGTCCCCGCCGTGCTGCCCCGAGGCGTCGGGGCAACCAAGCCGGGGGACGAGGCCGGCTCCGGAGGGGACATGACGAGCGTTTACCCGGCAGTAACCCGGGAATCTCGACCGCTGATACACGCGAGTGCCGTGGCGGCGGGCTTCGTCGGTGACCTGTCGTCAGCAGGATCCGCCCAAGCTGGCCGCTCTCGACGCCGGTACAGGCGCCGTCCTGCCGGTGATGCGGGGACTGCCGGACCGGGTCGCACGCCTGCGTTGCCCGGATTTGGGTACTCTGCCCCGCGACACCTTCACCCCCGAGGATTCGCCACGTGGCGTGCTTCACGTGGCCGGTGCCGGTACGAGCGCCCCACCGTCGGACGGAATGTCGCATGACAGCCGACATCTTGTCAACGCTGGCAGCGCGGCTGCGGGTCGCCCGGGCATGGCGCGACATCAGCCAGGAGGACGCTGGCGCCGAGAATGGCGTCTCGCGGCAGACGTGGAACGGCTACGAGAAGGGTCGGATCCCGACCGAAGCCGTCTCGGACCTTGAGGCGTGGGCGGCCAAGCATTCGCCGATGCGAGACGCCGAGCACGCGCACGCCTTCGGGATGCTGGACGCGGCTGAGCGGGTCAGCCGCACGGTGGCCGACGTGGTGCACGACGCCCGGCGCCGACTGGGCGACCCGATGTTGTCGGTCAGCGCACCAGCCGCAGCGGCAAGGGAGGGTCCAGAGGAGGCGGCGGCGCTGACGGCGGCGGGCACGCCTCGGCCGCCGACTCGAGGACGCCGGCAGGCAGAGGGATGACCAGCCAGCGTCGGCCGTCGTCGCCCTCGCAGATCGCACCGCCGCCCGGCAGGTCGCACAGGCGGCGCATAGATTCCGAATACGTAACCCCAACCCGAAGGTTCCGCCGATGCGTCACACCGCCGTCATCGCTGCCGTTGCTCTCGCCGCCTGCGACCGCGCCACGGGGCCCAGCGGTCCTCCGAATCTCACGGTCGAGCGGTTCTCGGTCTCCGGCCTGACCTACACGGTGACGGTCAAGAACCACGGGGGCACTGGCGACTACCGCGTTGTGCTGTGGGACCACACGCTGGGCGACTACAACGGCGGCCCCGGCGCGAGCTTCGAAGTGTGTCGCCGTGGTATCGCCCCCATCGACGCAGGCGCGACCGCGACGGCCGATATCGCGTGCCTCCCGGACGCCTATGCGGCGACGGTGCAGGTGCGAGACCCGGCCAGCGCGACCGGGTGGCGCATTACCGGCTGCCTCGCCTTCCGGACCGACTGCAATCCGGACATTCGTAGGGGTCGGCCGGGGCCTCGGTAGATCAAGAGCCGTCTATCCGGCTCGACGGATCACGGCCACCTCAGCGGCACCGTCAGCGTCACGGCGGGCTGGACGCCGGTCGGCGTGAGCGCCGCCCCGACGCCGACCTGTGGGCACGGCACGCCGAACACGCGACACCCCCGCGCGAGCCGGTCCCGGTCACGGGTGACGACGACGGCCAGCGACTCGGCCACGGCCGCCCGGGTCGATTCCGCCGACACCGCCGCGCCGCACGTGCGCACGAGCTCTCCGCAGGCGTCGGCCATCTCAGACCCCGCCAGCACCAGCGCGCGAATCGGCGGGGGCGTCTCGGCGCTCACCGTGCCGACCTGCGCTGCTGCCGCCAGCCACCGGTCGCGCGCCTGCGTGACCGTGACCGTCACCGTCTCGACGCGGGCCCGGGCCTGCGCCGCCACGACGCGCGCCGCCGCCAGCGAGTCGCGCAACGCCCGCTCGCGGGGGCGCGGATCCGGAATCGCCGTGCAGTAGCCCACCAGCCCGCCGAGCACCAGCGCGAGCAGCAGCACGCCCGCGACCGACCACAGCGCCCGCGCGATCGGATCGGGGCGGGCCGGCCAGTCAAGCGACTGCAGCCGCTTCCAGTCGTGCCAGTCGTCGTGCGGCGTGGTCATGTGGCGTCTCGCTTGCGGCCGACGCGGCACACCTGGCGAATCGGCTCGGCCTGCTCGGGCAGCCCCGACGCGACAGCGCGGTAGTCCAGCAGCAAGCGCCCGCCGGCCGCCAGCGTGATGCCGGCCGCCGCGCTCTGCGCCTGCGTGACGGCGACACTGTAGACGCCCGAGCCCTGATGCGTGAGCGAGAGGGGAGACGCCAGCGCGCCGGCGAGGGCCGCGCCCGCGTCGGTGCCGTCGTCTCGGCGGATCGTCACCGTGACCGTGGCGTCGGTGACGGCCGCGCCGGTGTTGCGGTTGGTGACCGTCACCTCCGGGTTGTTGGTCCCGGTGGGATCCCAGACATCGAGGGTCAGCGTGAGGCTCATTGGACACGAGGGGTGAGAGACAGGACCGGGGCCAAGCTCGGCTCGAGCGCCAGCTGTGGCGCGAGGCGCGGGTCGAGCTGGAGCACGGGGGCGAGGCGCACGTCAACGACCAGCGGCGGTGCGGTCACCACGCCTGGCGGCGTGAGGGTCGCGACCACGGCATCCGTTGCGACCGCCACGTCGGCCGCCACGATCGCCTGCCGCACCAGCGCGGCGTCGGTCGCCGCGATGGCATCGGCCAGCGCCGGGAACGTCAGCGCCCAGGCGTCGGCTTCGGCAAGCGTCGCCGTGTCGCCGAGCGTGCGACTCAGCGCCGTGTCGCTCTGCAGCGTGGCCGTCACGGCATCGGCGGCGGTGACCGTGTCCGCACCGGCCGGCACGGCCTGCACGCCCCCGACGGCGTCCGCGACGGTGACCGTGTCGGCGAGCGTGCGCGAGAGGGCGGTGCTGCCGGTGGACAGCGTCTCGGTGACGCTATCGCTGGCGCTCGCGGTGTCTTCGCCCGCTGGGAGCGCCAGCAGGCCGCCGACCTGATCGGCGCCGGTCGCCGTGTCGGCAAGCGTCTCGACGCGCGCGACGGCCGGGTTGAAGAACGCATCGATCGCGAGCTGGCCCGCCGGCTCGTCGTAGAACCAGAGGGCCGCGCCGCCACGCGGCGGCCGCAGCTCCGCCGTGCGGGGGGCGGTCTCCACGGGCTACCTCATCCGTGCGCGATCTTGCCTTGGCCCCGCAGCGTGCCGGTGCTGGTCGCCGACGTGGTGCAGACCAGCTGCAGGCACGAATCGTTCGGCACTTCGGGGAACCCGAGGTCCGCCCAGTCCGCCACGGCCTGCAGGTTCGCCAGCAGGGTCGGGACGACCGTGCGCTGGCGCATGCAGGTAAAGCCGAAGTTGCCCGCGGTCCCGGTCGAGGTCGAGAGGATCGCCGAGTTGATCTGCCGGATGAACTTCCCTTGGTCCGCCGCCTGAATGAACGGCGTGAGCGGGATGAGCCGCCCGGCGCGTAGCGTGCCGCCGACCGGGATCACCGCGAGGTTCGCCGACGAGTTGTCGCCGAACGTGACGTTGACGGTCGCGTTGCTGGCCGTCGCGCCCCCGTCCGCGTAGACCTCGAGGAACCACTGCACATCGGAGAAGTTCGACGCGCCGAGTCGCGCGGCGGGCGGATTGAGCCCCCCCGTCCCGATGTCGAGTCCGGTGATCGGCTGCGACGTGGTGATGTTGAGAAACAGCGTGCCCATGTGGGCGATGCGGTCATGCACCTCCCACGACTGCGCGTTGTTGCCCGCCACGAGCGCGAGCCAGCCGAGGTAGCTGGTGTTCGGGGCGGTCTGGTTCGTGAACGAGAACGCGCCGAGCGTCGCCGAGGTCGGGACCGCTGGCGTGGTGCCCGGGATCGCGCCCTGCGCGGGCTGGCCGGTCGCGCGCCAGAGGCTGAACAGCTGCCCTGCGACGGCGTTGGGGAGCGAGGCCTTGTCGATGACGAGGCGGCTCGAGTTGTTCGCAAGCGCGTCGAGCAGCTGGGCGGGAGAGGTAATCGCCATGGCAGGTCAGCCCATCGGGATGGTGAGGCGGTGCGTGTTGGCGGGCGGGCCGCCGCCGCCGGCCGCCTGCAGGGCGACGGCCACATGGTGAAACCACACAGCCGATCCCGGCGTCCACGACATGTCCGTCGTCGTGCCGCTGGCGGCTTCGTAGCTGCCGTGCATCCAGTAGCCGGCACGATTGCTCGCGGTCCATGCCGGTGTTTGCCCCGCCCCAATCGTGGACGAGGCGCCCGCAATGAAGAAATCGGCGACATCGTCGCCGCTCGCGCTGGTGACGGATCGCGTCTGCGCCGTTCCGCTGAACCCGCTGTCTGCCGTGGCCGACGACGCCCGCACGCCATTGCGCCCGGAAAAGCACTGCCACGCGAACCAGCAGTCCGCACCGCCCGTCCACGTCGCCTCAACGTTGCCTGCCGTCGGGTCGTCGATTCCGTAGAGTCGGAGCACCTGCCCGTCGGCCGTCGGGGCGGTGACGAGCAGTGTGCAGGGCGCACCATTCCACGTCACCGACAGTCCCGATGACCCGGACGCCAGCATCACGGCGACCAGCCCGTGCAAGTCCGTGCCGGAGAGTACGCCGGTGGCCTGGCTGAACAACGTGCTCGGGAAGCTGACCCGATTCTCATTGCCTGCGACGAACGGCATTAGCCGGTGCTCGCGTTGTAGGGGCCGGGCGTGCCGCCGATGGCCGTGGCGAAACCGCCCCAGTCCAGCGCGCCGCCGACGTAGGTGTTGCCAAACGGCCCGTTGTTGCCGATTAGGATGCCGCGCAGGTCCTGCGTGAGGTCCGACAGCGTGACGACGGGCTGCACACTGGCGAGCGTGTCGGGACCCGTGGTGCTTTCGAGAAAGTCCGTCGCGTCGGCCAGCAACGTGCCCGCCACGTCGTACACGTTGATGGCGGCAAAGCGGACCTGCGTGCTGCTGATCCGCTCCATGCTGTGATCGATCCGAAGCGTGGTGCGGAGTGGCGCGGCCATCCAGTCGAAGCTTTCGGCGACCCCGCGCGGCTGAAAGCTGAACCGGAACGTGGACGCGCCGGGGCTGATGGGCTTGAACTCCCACGCGACGTTGAGCGCAGCCTGATACGGATGGAACCCGCTCCCGATGCCCGCGCCATTCGGGTAGTCCGCGCGCATGTACACGCGAAACCACCGCGTCTGCCCGACGCTGATTTCAGGAAACGCCGACCCCTGCCACTGCGCATCTCCTTCGGCGTTGTTAAACGTGACGCGCATGACGTTGGTCATGCCCGACGGGAAGCCGAGGCCGGATGCGCTGATGACGTTGCAGTATGGATCGACGCCGTTCCACGACCGCGTGCCGAGCTTCCCGCCGTCGCTGACGGCCGTGCCGCCCGTGCCCGTGGCCGTGCGCCAGTCCACGAAGAAGTCAGGGGTGACGCCGCCGCCCCCGCCCCCGCCCGACAGCGGGGCCGTCAGTACACACGGGCTCACGACTACGACGAGCTGAGCGTGATGTCGTACTGGATGTCGAGCGTGTACCCGTTCGCCACCGCGCCCAAGTTGCCGCCGGCGAACGCCCGCGCCGCGATCAGGTTGCCCGCCGTCGCGTCGGTCTTGCTCGAGCTGGCCGAGATGAACGCGCCGCCGATGCCGTTCGTCCCCGCGCCGGTGAAGCTGAAGCGCGCGAGCGCGGCCGAGTTCGACATCGTCTGGTTCGTGCGCGTCTTCGTCCACGTCGGCCGGACCGTCTCGGAGAACGGCACGTCGGTCAGCGTGATCGTGGCACCGGTCGAGGTCGCCGAGAGCGACGGCGAGTTGGCGAGCAGCCCGACGAAGAGCGTCGTCGCCATCACGTCGTTCTCGAGGATGTACTGGAGGCCGACGTTCGGGATGATGTTCTTGCCGTGGTCCTCGCGGACGAGGCGGCCCTGCGCGTCGTAGAGGCGCGCGGTGACGAGGCCGAGGAGCGTCACGCCGGAGCGCAGCTCCGGGCGAGGCAGGCCGACGCGCGCCATGACGGCGTCGGTGGCGAGGGCGATCGAGCGAGCAGCGGACATGAGGCGTCGGGGTCGAGGGTGACGCCCGCAGGATCACGCGACCGCTTCGCCCTCGCCGTCACATTCCGCGTCGAGCGGTTTCAGAAGTGAAACTGGCGTCGGGTCCCACCGGAGCCGCCACGCCTGCAGCTCGGACGGGTGGCGCTCGACGTAGCCGGCCCGTCTCAAGTCGTCGAGCGCGCGGTAGATCGTCACGCGGTCGCGGGCGAGCGGCGTCTCGTGCGCGTCGATCTTGAAGATCCGCCACGTCTCGTGTGACAGCACGGCGTGCCGCCAGCAGTAGACCAGCACGGCCAGCGCCGCGCCCCGCAGCCGGCGGTCGGCGATCGCGGCGTCGACGGCCGGGACGGGGATCACGCCGCGTCGCGCTCGGGGAGCTGCTCGATCCGCAGCATGCGCCACGGCCAGCGCCGGCGGGCCTCGCCCCACGCGGTGTCGGGATCGGGGGCCTCGAGCTCCCCCAAGAGATCCTCACCGACGCCGATCACGCGGAAGCGACTCACGCGGCGCCGACTCTACGCCAGACCTCAGCGATGTCGCCCGCCGCGTACAGCCGCTGGGCCACGTCAGCCGAGGGGGAGCGGCGCATCGGGGACCACTGCACGTGCGGCCGGTCGGGGAAGGACGCCCACAGCCCGCCCCACTCAAGGCCGACGTATCGCGCGTGCGAGTCCATGGAGCGCCAGAAGCCCGCCGTGGCGTCGTGCAGGCGGTCGGCGCACACGAGGTCCGCGGCGAGGCCGTAGCCGTGCCACGTCGTCGCGCCGGTGCGGCTGTTGGTGACGATCCCGCGGCCGTCGTCCCACGTGCGGCCGTAGCCGTAGAGGTAGGACTGGCGGGCGTCGGTGCGCATCGTCTCAAAGACGAGCGGACGATGCCCGTCAAGGCGCATATCCCTGAGGAGCTGGTCCAGCTTGCGGCGGAAACCGGGCGCGAGGCCGTCGAGCGACGACACCCGCGCGGCGCGCACGTGGGCGGGGGCGAGCCCGAGGCGGGTCACGGCTGGCCCCCTGGCGTCGGATGTGTCGCCGTCTGCCGCGCGGCGGTATGCGTCGCATCCGTGACGCGCTTGGCGCTAAATTGCAGTACGTCGATCCCCGACATGGACGCGAGGAACACCAGCCACTCGGGGTCGGGGTGCCACTCGCGCGCGAGCACCACGCGGGCGCACGTGGCGATGGTGCACAGCAGCGTGACCGCAATGCGCGCGTTGGTGGTCGGCAGGCTGCCCAGCCACGACAGGAAGCGGCGGGTCATGTCAGGCCCTCGCGCAGGAGGTCGAGCTCACGGCGCAGCGCGACGATTTCCGCCGACTGCCGCGCGCTGGATTGCGTGTGCGTGTCGAGGGCGCGCCGCATGTCCGTCACATCGCGGTGGAGCGTGTCGAGCAGTTGGACGAGCTTGCCCAGCCGCACGAGGTAGGTGAGCGCCGTCACGATGGCGATGAGCGCTCCGGCGATCTGGGCGAGGCCGGTCAGGTCCACGGCGGGCGCGGGGGAAACGTCACTCGGCATCGGGGCGTGGCTCGGCAAGGGTCAGGGTGATGCCGTCGTCGGTGAGGTCCCACCGCGCGACGCGCGCGAGGTCCACGTCGGACGCGGCGAGCAGGACGCCCGCGAGCAGGTCAGCTTGCGCGCGCTGCGCCTGCGCGACCTCGCGCGCGGCCATCGCCAGCGCCTCACGCGCGCGGGCGGGGATCGGCACCACGACCGGCGCGCTCACGGGGTCACCACGTGGCCGATGGGGAGCGCGGCGGCGATGGCGGCGCAGGCGTCGGTGTCGGTCCAATCGTCGCCGGGCGGCTGCGGTACGTCAACGTGGCGCGTGATCGTGTCGCCGTCCACGTCGCGGCGGATGGTCGAGCGGAGCGTGCCGGTGGCGAGCACCAGTTCGTAACTCACAAGGGTCCAGATAGGCATCGTCACGGCGCGGTGGGGGGTGTGGGGACGGGGATCGAGCGGCCGTCATGGTCACACACGACCCGCAGCGTGTCACGGCCCACCACGACCCGGCGGTCGGCGCATGGCGCGGTCGGCGCGGTGCGACACGCGGCGAGGGCCAGCACGATGGCGACGGCCACGAGCAGCGGCCGCACGCGAGAGCAATGATCAGATAAAGACATCGATGGTTATGGTGGTGTATGAGGACCACGGCCCGAAGTCCGTGCCGTCCGTGTAGCGATACCGACAGCGGAACTCGTAGGTGCCGTCGGCTCCGGGATCCCAATCGAGGGTCGCGTCCGTGTCCGTGGGCACAAGGGTCGCGTTTTCAAGCACACTCCACGATCCGAGGGGCACGCGCCAGTCAATCGTGAAATTGATTGACACGACCGGGGACGCCTCCAGCGCCGATACGTTGAGGCGGACCGGCGTCGTAAATGGCGGATTGATTTGGAAGCCAGAGAATCCCGGGGCGGATGGCGTCGTCAAGATCGGCGCCCACAGCACCACCCAGCCGGTGTTGCCCGCATTGCGCGCCCACGCGCGCTTGATCGTGTTGTTGTCCGTGCGTAGCCACGCCGCATTGTCCGCGCGACGCACACAGAGCAGGTTGGACGTGGCCCCGAGCGCGCGGTTGACCTCGACCCACGCCGTGTTGCCCGCGTTGCGGACGAAGGTGCCGAGGCTCACGTCTGAATCCAGATCGCCCCGGCCCCGACAGCGCCGGGATCAGTGGCCTGCACGTAAATCTCAGGGACGCGCGTGCCGCTACGGCCGGTGACGCCCCCGGCGAGTGCGGATGCCCCCGTGACCGCCAGCGCCGCCCCCACCGTGAGGTCGCGCGAGAACCAGCCGTCGCGTGGGCGGTTCGCGCCGCTCGCGCCGATGTCGTGTGTCGCGTCGCTCGCAAACCGGAGATGGCCGGTGAAGGCGTGCACTCCAGCCACGTAGGGAATCGTCCCGGTGTCCGATCCGCCGCTCGTGCCCGCAAAGCCGATGTAGCCGACGCGCGTCCCTGCCGGCCGGTAGAACTCGTAGTAGCCGGAAAAGCTGGCCGTGCCCGGGTGCGCTTGCACGAACCCGTTGGCTCCCAAGCCGGCACGATGCCGCCCGGTCGATTGCAGGTCCCCCGCCACGCGCACAACGCCTGCGCTCGGGTCCGTGGCGTCAAGCAGGGAGATGCCGCCGGAAGCGTGGAGGCGCGCGCGCTCCGTGCCGCCGGTAAACAGGCGGAGGTCGCTACCGTTCAACCCAAGCGGCTGGAACGAAGCGAAAAGCGTCGTATCGACGCCCGCGATGGTCGCCAGAGTGGCGTCGGTTTCGATGCGAATCGCACGCGACGGCCCAATGAGGCCGACCACCGTGCCGTTGACGGAGCGACTGAACTGCGACAGTGAGCCGGGGCCAACCGTGAGCGCGCCCCCGACGTACACATCCCGGCTCGCGCGAATGTCGCGCCACCGCCGCGCCGCCGTGCCGAAGTCCCGCGTCGCGTCCGCCGAGGGGAAGGCGTGCGTGCCGTCGTCCTCGAGGACACTGTCGGCGAGGGTCGACGCCCCCGACCACTTCGCGAGGCGGTTGGTGGTGCCGGTGCCGCCGATGCTTCCGCCAGGCGTGGCCGACGCGAACGCCGCCGGCGTCTGCCGGTAGACCTGACCGCCGACCATCGACACCGTCGGGCGCGGGCTGTCCGCCGTCCCGGCTTGATCGCGCAGCGGGCCCGGGATGGCCGAGCCAGCGTAGCCCTGCAGGAAGGACAGCAGGTTGACGTTGACCCGCAGGTACTCGACCCAGTAGTGCCGCGTGATGTTGTCGGCCGGGAGGTAGTCGCGGAACGTCGTCGTGTCGGGGTCGAGAATGGCGATGCGCGTCGCGCTGGCGCGCGTACTCGTCGTGCCGCGCCAGACCGTCATCGGCTCGCCGGTCGCGCCGGTGGCGATCGAGAGCTCGATGCCGGTCGGGGCGCCGGCCGTCGGGTTGCCGCTCGGGCTGATGATCTCGACCGCGGGGGCATCGACGGCCAGCGTGCCGGTGTCGCTCGGCGTGACCGTCGCCGTGGCACGCGCCGACGCCTGCCCGGTGAGCTGGTCGAGATGCCACACCTCCACGGTGTACCCGGTCCCGAAGGCCGCGAATACGTCGGCGTCCGCCTCCCGATGCACCCGCAGCCGATTGGATCCGGCCGGGAGCACATCGATCGTCCGCCCGGGGGCGGGATCGACCGTGCGGCGCACCGCGACGACGACCAAGGCGGTCGCGTCGCCGTTCGTCCAGGTGATGTCGCACCGGTTCGGCGGGCCGCCCCACGTGGCCGTCACGCCGGACGGCGCCGGCAGCGTCGCCAACGCCGCCGAGATCGCCGTCTGCCATGCGCCTGGGCGGAGCCCCGCCTGCTCGGCGCGCAGGCGCAGATAGACCGTCTGGCCGGGCGTGAAGGGGCCGAGGCGCTCGGCCGTCGTCGGCACCGCGCCCGGCGCGTAGGCGACGAGGTCCGTGTATGCCGTGGATGCCGGCGCGGCGCCGCTCGTGACGGCGACCTGCACCCGGACGCCGCGCCCCGCCGTGTTGAGCGTGGCGGCGTTGGTGATGGTCAGCGCCACGCACTGCCGGGGGAAGGTCGCATCCTGCGCCACCGTGGCCGTCGGCGCCGCCCCGCTGTCGATCGCGGCGGAGCCCGCGTCCGCGAGCTGCAGCCGGACCCACTCGGGCTCCACCTGAGCGCGGACCACCGTCGCGACACGCGCGGGCACGCTCCCGTCGTCCCCCATCCGCTTGTTGCGGTGCGGGAGGTGCGGGAGGTTGACCAAGCATTCGTCGCCGACCCGGAGCGCGGCCGGCGTCGTGCCGCGTCGCACCAGCAGCTCGCCGATCTGGACCGTGCCGCCCCGCGAGCGCAAGAAGGCGTCCTGGGCGATGGCGGTCCCGAGGCGCGGCGCGTCCGACTCGAGCTGGCCGTCCACGTGGAACATCGCGTCGGCCTCGAGCGTGAGCGTGCGCGGGGCCTCTTCGCTCCCGAGGTCCCACGCTTCGCGCTCGACGCGGATCGGCTGCGCGACCACGCCGTCGGGCGGGCCGCTCTGGTCCGACGGGCTGGCGAGGCCGTAGAGCACCGACGAGAACGCCACCCGGGCGACGACGGACTGCTCTTCGACCTCGTAGATCCCCGCGCCGTCGGTCTCGGCGATGTCCGCCTGCGTGATGGTGATGGACGGCAGGCTGCTCGTGGTGCGCCGGATGGCGACGAAGCCGACCGACCCGTCGGCGATCGCCCGCAGCGCGACGCCGTAGGGCGCCAGCAACTCTTCCGCGAAGCGCCAGAAGTTGCGCACCGAGGCGATCCGGACCGAGACGCGCGCGGACTGCCCCACGAGGTCGCGCACGGCGTCCCGCGAGGTCGCATCGACGGTGAGCCCCTGCTCGACCAGCAAGGTCTCGACCAGCGTCACCGGGTGCGCCGTCGTGTAGACCGGGAACGCCTCCGACGGGTCCAGCGCCAGCACGCGCAGCCGGCGCACTTGCCCGACCGACCCCACCGTGCCGGCCACCGTGATCCGCTCCTGCGAGCAGAAGAGCGTCGGGTCGTAGTACTGCGGCGTGCCGCCGAGCACGGGGCCGGGGCCGCTCGGCACGCTCGGCACGTAGATGGGCGACGCCAGCACCACGGGCTCGCTGAACGTGCTCGCCCCGCCTGGCGTGAACGTCTCGACGGTGAGCCGCGGGAAGCTGCCGCCAAGGAGCGCCGAGCCGACGAAGTAGCCGCGCGCCGCATCGTTGAGCGTCTGGATCGGCGCGAACATGTTGACCGTGCGCCGCTGGAAGCTCGGGGCCGCGTAGGCGCTGGTCACCCGGAGCACCGTGAACCCGCCGCTCTGCGATTCGACCAGCACATCCCAGCCGCCCGGATCCTGCCGGAAGAGCCACCCGCCGCGGATGGGGCCGCCGGCGAGGCAGGCGCGCGTCGGCCAGCGGGTGACGTAGGCCGCCACCGTCTCGGTCGGCCGCTGCGTGGCCGCCGCGGCGTCCTTGTCGCGCGCGGGGCTGTCGGTGTGCCCGATCTGCACCGTCGCGGCCGTGGTGTACCGGACGCGCGCGACGAAGCCGACCCACGACGTGACCCACGCGCCGCCATCGATCCGCTCGCGCACGAAGGCGCGCCGGCTGGTCAGCCGCGACCGCCAGCCCCGCGTCGCGTCCTCGAGGACGCTGGTGACGAGGCGATCAGTGCCGCTCGTAACTGGGTCGCCAATGCTGACCGACCACGCCCCCGCGCGCGTCTTGCCGGTGAGCGGATCAATCGTGGTGCCGTCGCCCGCCGGCGGTTCCGTCAGCCACGGATTCGTGCCGCCCGCCACCGAGGACGCGACGAGCATCGCCCCGCCGGTGGCGCCGTAGAACGTCGCGAGCGCCGTCGTGCCGTCGTGGACGCGGTACTCGTACTCGATCAGGCTCGTCGGCATCAGCTATACCGGCAGACCAGCGGCGTCGCGCTCCCGTCGATGCGGGCGAGCGTCACCGACAGGCTGTAGCGGAGCGTGCGGGCGGAGTCCTGGCGCAACTCGGGGCGCGTCCCAGCCAACAGCTGCAGGCCGGTGTAGGTGTTGCCGAGCGTGTCCTCGGTCGCCACGTCCACCGTGTTGTACTCGAGGAGGTGGGCCACGAGGCGGGCGGCGCGCTCGAGCGGAACCGTCAGCAGCGTAAACGCCGCGCCGCTGGCCGTGCCGCTCGAGCCGAGCGTCCAGACCGTGCCCGACGTGCGGCCGGTGACGGTGTAGGTCGTCCCGGCGACGACGAGCGCATCGCCGAGGACGAGTGCCCCGTCCTGCGACACCGTGAAGGTGGCCGTCGTGCTCGCAATCGACACCGTGCCGCCGTTGCCGCCGATGTGCGCCGTGCGGATGCTCGGCAGGTCGCCGAGCGTGAACGCGACGGCCCGCTGCCGCCGGAAGCGGAACCGGAACGCCTGCCCGGTCGCGAGCGCCACCGCCTCGGGGCCGATGCTGTCCGGAAGCGGCGTCCAGCCGTTGAGCCGCCCGAGCGCCGACGACACGAGCCCCGGCGCATTGCGGAGCGCCACGAGCTCGCCGTCGTTGAACGTGAGGACCGCCATCAGCCCTCCCGCGCGCGCACGCCGCGCAGCGACTCGGAGAGCTGCCGCTGCCACGTCGGGTCGTTGGGCGACAGGAGCACGAGGTTGCCCACCGAGACGCCGCCGGGCGTGCCCGGCGCGCCGAACGCGGCGCCGCCGAAGGGCGCGATCGGGCCACCGATGACGCCGCGATCGATGATGGTGCCGCCGGTGGACCCCACCGCGCCGGCGCCGGCGCCGACGGGGAGGCCCTTCTGCGACGTGGTGCGCCCCGCGAGGCCTTGCATCGCCCCGCCCAAGGCGATCATGCCGATCGCGGCGGCGGTGCCGAGCACCGGATTCCACGTCAGGAGCGCCGTTCGGATCTTCGCGAGCCACGCCATCGACGCGAGCGCGGCGGTGCCAATCTGCTGCAGCATCCCGCCGAGTCCGCCGAGCAGCGTCGCGCCGAGCGCCTTGAATCCTTCGGACCAGTTGTGCGTCTGGACACCCCGGGCGAAGCCAGCGGCGATCGCGTTGCCGAGGGCGGACGCCAGCCCGTTCGACAGGATCTGCTCGATCTGCTGGAACGCCTGCATCGCCTCGGTAATTGGCACCAGCTCGGCGATGCTCTTGGCCGTCATGCGGGGGGCGCGGATCCCGTCGAGGATGCCACCCGACTGCGACAGCGCGAACTGCCCGCGCGTGACCCGGTCGGTCAAGAAGCTCTGCTGGATGGTCTCGGCGAACGTCTGCATCGGACCAGCCGAGCGGCGCGCGCCGGCTGCGGCCGTGCCACCGGTACCGCCAGTACCGCCCCCGCGACGCCCACCGCCAAGCCCGCCCCCGGGGCCGCCAGGCGTGCCCGCGACGATGCCCTCGCCCTGCTTGTACAGCCGCATCGAGCGCGCATTCTCGCGGCTCGCCCAGTTGGCGGCGGCCTCCGCTGCCCCCGGGAACAGCGTCTCGGCGAGAGGCGACTCGGCGATGGCGCGCACCACGGTGCCGATCATGCCCGCCACGGCACCGCCCAGCTTCATGATGTTGCCGATCAGCCATTCAATGGCGCTCGCGGCCCCTTCGATGACCTTGACGAAGATCCCGGCGATCGCACCGTCACGGTTCAGGGTGCCGAGCGTCGAGAGCAGAGTGTTACGGACCCGCGTCATCGCCTGCTCAATCGTCACCGGCATCCGCAGGAACGACTCGTTGACCGTCCCTTCCGCGCGGAGCACCATCGCCGCGAAGTCGCGGGACGACAGCAGCCCGTCGTTGACCTGCTGGCGCAGCTTGGCGACCGACGTACCGTTGGCCTCGGCCACCTTCGCCAACAGCGCGCGGTTGCCTTCGAGGATCGAGTTGAACTCCTCCGCCCGGACGATCCCGCCGCCGAACGCCTGGCCGAGCTGCAGGAGCGAGCCCGCCGCCTGCCCCGCCGTGGTGCCCGAGAGCGCAAGCGACTGGTTGACCGTGCGGGTGATGCGGACGATCTGCTCTTGATTCAGGCCGAGATCGCCCGCCGCTTGCGCGATGCGCACGTACAGCGTCGTGGTGTCCTCGAGGCTCGTGCGGGTCTCCTGCGCCACCCGGAACAGTGCGCGCTGCGCCTCGGCCACTTCGGTGGTGCTTTGCGCGACCAGTGACAGTTGCCCGCGCAAGCGCGTGGTCGTGTCGAGCCACCGCGTGAACTCGCGCACGACGAACCCCGACGCGACGAGCGACATCGCGCGGCCGAGCGCCGAGACGGCCCGCTCGGTGCGGGAGGCCTCGGTGCCCAAGCCGGCGACCTGCCGCTTGGCCTGCTCAGCGCCCAAGGCCTCGAGCTTGATCGCAAGGGAGGCGACGACATCAGCCATTGGGCGGCGGCTCCGGGGCGTCGGCGTTGAACAGCAGGGCGAGCGTCTCGGCGTCGGTCGCCGGGGGCGTGATGCCGAGCAGGGTCATGCGGCGCGCCGACAGCTTGGCGGCCTCGTCGTCCAGGGCCTCGGGCTTCCACACCGCGAGGTTGACGAGCTTGGCCTGCGCGATCGCGGCCTCTTCGCGCACCAGCGCGCTGACGGCCTCATGGTCGTTCAGGTGCCACGCGCACCAGAGCACGACCGCGGCGGCCATGTCCAGCACCGCGAGCGGCGAGAGCCCCAAGGCGCGCGCCACCTTCATCGTCAGGGCGCCGACGGGGTCGGGGTGACTCCCGCTGACGCCCCCGGGGCGTTTCCCGCCTGCGCCTCCAGCGCGGCCAGCATCTCGTCGGCGCGGCCGGTCGCCACGGCGAGGATCGCGAGCAGATAGGTCGGGGTGCAGTCGAGCACGTCGTCGCCGGCGTCGGGGACGGCGTAGCGCGCCGCCGCGACGAGCGCCGCCTGCGCGCCGTCCTCGTCGTTGCCGGCCGCCGCCTGCTGGAACGCGCGCCAGTGCGCGAACCCGCGCATCGTGAGCGGCCGGATGGCGACCTCGCGGCCCCCGATGGCGCACGGGGGCAGCGGGGTCTCGATCTTGTCGGGCGTGAGCATCAGACCAGCCACGCCGTGCGGGTGAGCAGCCGGAAGCCGGCGTCACGGATGCTGGCGACCGGCGCCACGCCCGTGAGCGTCAGGTTGAGCTTCCACGTGTCGCGCGACTGGCCGGTGATCTCGGCCTCGGCGCGGCAGACGGGCAGCTGCACCGAGAAGAAGAGCGAGGCGCCCTGCTGGCTCTGCACCTCGACCGCGCGGAGGTAGTTGTCGGGGGCCGAGAGCGTCATCGCCTCGAGCGTCGGCTTCGGCGTCAGCGTGGCCGGGGCCGAGCCCGTGAAAGCGATGTTGCGCATGAGCTGCGAGAGCCGCGCCGTCGTCACCTCGATCGCGGTGAGCGTGATCGACGGGTTGTAGCTCTCGACCGTCGGCAGCCCTTCGACCTCCGTCGTCACGCCGTCGATGTCCGGCGTGAAGAAGGACGGGTTGGGCGAGAACTGGAAGCCGCCCTGCGTCGCGCCGATGAGCGCGGGGGACGTGCCGAAGTAGACCCGGGTGAGCCCGGTCAGGATGATGTTGCCGCGGGTGCTGCTCGAGAAACCGGACATGGCCTAGTCCTCCCAGGCGACGGTGAGCGTTTCGGTGGAGTCGTCGGCCGTGTGGCCGGTGATGCGGGCGAAGCGACGGGGCGCGCCGACGCCGATCCGGGTGTCGAGCTCGACGGGCCCCAAGGCCCCGACCTCGATCGTGATCGTGTCGTCGGCGACCGTGCCCGTCGCGTGGACGGCGCCGTACTCGAGCGGGGTCGTCATGCGAAGACCGGCGAAGGGTTGGTGTGGAAGGCGCGCCACTGGATCGACACCGGGATCGTGAGCCGCCCGGCGTCGAGCGCGAGCGTGGGGCCGGTGCGGACGCCCGTGATCTCGACCGCGATGCCGTTGGCGGCGAGGCGCGCATCGATCGGGAACTGCGCGGCCGCGCTTTCGGCGATCGCATCGAGTGCGGCGAGGCCGGCGCCGCTCACGCCGACCGGCCCCGTGATGTCGAGCTGGTAGACGCCGACGGTCTCGATCTGCCCGCCCTCGCTCTCGGCGCTGGACGGCCCGAACAGGCAGGTCTCGCGCACGTACACGTCGGCCGGCTTGGGGTCGAGCCGCTGGCCCTCCCATTGCCGGATGGCCGGGATCGCGTCGTCCAAGAGGTAGCGCGTGCGCAACGCGCTCCGGATGCTGGTGCGGGCGCTCATCGGGCCACCCCAAGGCGTCGGGCGACGGCGTTCACGATCCGCGGGAAGGCCGCGACGGTCAGCCGCACGAAGCCCTGCGGCGCCTGCGACGACCGGCCGTACTCGAGCGGCTCGATGTACTCGGCGTTGTTGCCGATGATGACTTCGTCGCCGGCCGTAACCACCGCGAGCGCCGGCTCGAGCGACACGTCGGGCGCCGGAGCCTTGCGGTTCGGGTTCCTCGACGGCCCATAGGCGGGGGCGGCGTTGACGCCGACGCGCCAGCTATTCCGCGCGAAGCTCGTATCGACCGGCGTGCCGGGCAGGCCGAATCGCGGGAGCCCGGTCTTCACGGCCTCGGCGGTCAGCAACGCCGCGCCCCGCTGGACTTCGTCCAGGCGGCGATCGACCAGCCGGTCGAACTCGGCGAAGCCAATGCGCCAAGACAGCTCGCGGCTCATCGGGTCGCCTCCGCCGTATACAGCACCGGCACGGTGCCCGTCGGCGCCAGCGTCTCGACCGTGCGCAGCGTGAACTCGCGGCCGAGCCACGTCAGGCCGTCGCCCGCCTGCGGGACGCGCGACGCGCCGACCGGGGTCAGGTAGACGGTCACGGATTCCTGCACCGTCAGCGAGCCGGCGTCCGGACCTCGCGGCGACGACGGCAGCACGACGCCGCGCATCGTGTACGCCACGCCGTCGCGCGACAGCGACAGCGTCACGCCGCGACGCTGGAGCATCGCGGCCGCCGTGCTCTGCGCGCGCAGATCGGCGCTCACCCGCGCGTCACCGTGCCGCCCTGCGCGTGGCGCAAGAGCGGCTGGATGCGGGTCCAGACGGCCGGAAAGCGCGCGAGCCCCTGCTTGCGCACGAGCGGCGCGGCGTACTCGGTCTCGAGCGGGCCGACCTTCTCGCGCGTGATGCCTTCCGACGCGTCCCGCGCCGACGGGTCGGCGGTCTCGCCCAGGAGCGCGAGGGCGAGCTCGCAGGTGGCCTCGAGGATCGGGAGCGGGATCTCGGTCTCGGGGTAGTAGCGAGCCCGGGCGTCCAGCAACTTGGCCGAGGTCGGGAACGCATCGGCGAACGACGGTTCCTGTGTCGGCGCGTAGGCGCGCGGCCATGCCAGCCGCTGCGCTGTGGTCGCCTTCATGCCTTCCCACGCCAGCTTGTCGAGCCACGCGGTCGCCTGCGTGAGCGCCTGCCGGCGCTGCTGCTCGTCGGCGTTTTCCCACGCCGACACAAAGAGGCGATCGCCGAAATAGTCCTCGGCGAACGCCTGCGTGGCGTAGCTCGTGGCGGCCGGGCCGCCGAGCGTGGCGTCGAAGGCCATCGGGCGTGAGGCGGGAGGGGCGCGGGCGTGCCGCCCCTCCCGACCCCGTCTCCTTACTCGACGACGCGGACGGCGAGTTCCGGCCGGATGCAGGCCGCGCCGTAGAGCACGTCGAACTCGATGTAGTCCTGCTTGTTCTGGCGGATCAGCTCCATGCGGAGCACCACACCCGACACCGGGTCGGCCATCGACATCATGTTCTCGGAGGCGACCTCCGAGGTGAGCCGGCGGCTCGCGAACGCGAAGGCGTCGCGGTGGAAGCCGAGGTTGACGCGATAGGCCGCCGCGCCGGCCGTGAGCGTGACCGCTTCGCCCGCCGTGATGGCGCGCTGCAGCGGGAACGCGAGCTGGACGTTGGTGTTGCCGACCGCGAGGGTCACGTTGGCCGCGACCGCGACCTGAATGGCCGCCGCACCCGAGCCGATCGTGAGCACGTCACCCGCGATCAGGTTGGTGGCGTTGGTCGCCTTGGCGAGCGAGATCGTGGTGATGCCCGCGGCCTGGTTGCCGTTGACGGTGATCGCACCGGCGGTCGCGGCCGTCGCGCCGTGCGTCGGCACCTGCTGGTCCTTGTAGGTGTCGAAGCCGAAGAGCTCGCCGAGCAGGCCGGCGCGGAGCGCGGCCTCGCGGCCGGCTTCGTTCACGCGCACGAACTCGGGGACGCCGAGCGCGTCCTGATACGAGCTGGTGTGCAGGACCATGCGGCGGTCGCTGCCGGGCACGGCGGCGTCGTCGAGGGCGCGCATCGCGGCGCGGGCGACGGCCGACCGGGCGGTGTAGTCGGCGCCGGCGAAGACCGCGGTGCCGGGCGCGCCGACCGTGCGGGCCACGCGGACGTACTGCGAGAAGATGAACGAGTTGATGCCGTTGGCGAGCGCCTTGACGCTCTCCTGCAGCTGCATCGACTGGAAGCCGCCGCCGATCTCGCTGCGCTCCTTGTCGGTCATGTAGAAGCCGGCGCGGCGCCAGCGGTTGAGCGTCACCGACGCGCGAAGCGGGGTGAGGTCGGGCGGCGTGACCTGCGTCGGCCCGGGCGACACGTCCGAGTCCGACAGCGCGGTCGGGAGCGGCCAGTTGATCGTATCGCCCTGCCCGGCCGGGGCGTCGGCGAAGTTGTTGTTGACGAGGCGCGGCATGACGCAGAACTCGCGCAGCGTCTGCAGGCCCTGGGCGAACACCACGGGGAGGAGGTTCGTGATCGTATTCGGCATCGTTCAGCTCTCCCGCGGCACAGCCGCGGCGTCAGGTGGTGACCGTGACCTTGCCGCTCGCGATCCCTTCGAGGTTGGCGAGGAACGCGGCTTGGTCGGTGATGGCGACCTTGGACACGGCAGGGGCGCCGCTGGTCGGCTTGGCGCCGCCGCCGGATGCCGGCGCGGCCTGATACAGCTCGGGGTACTCCGCCTTGTGGCTGGCGAAGAAGTCCTGCAGGGTCTTCGGGCTCGGCTTGCCGGCGTCGAGGACGACCGGCTTGCCGTCTTCCGAGAGGTCGAACTGGTCAAGGAGCGCCCGGAGCGTGCTGTTGGCGTGCTTCGGGAACATCCCGGCCTCAAGCGCGGCGGCCTTGACCTTGTCGTCCAGCTGCAGCGAGCGGAGCGACTTGGTGAGCGAGGCGATCTGCTGGTCGCGCGTCGCCAGCTCCTTGGCCTTGTCCGCGTTCCACTTCTCGAGCAGCTCGCTCGAGACGCCGCCCTTCGCGGCTTCGAGCTGGCGCTGCAGTTCGGCGGCGCGGTCCGCGGCTTCCTTCGCCTCCTGCTTCGCCTTCTTCTCCGCGTCCTTCATGCGCTCGATGGCGGTCTGCCCCCCGGGGCCGA